AGAAAAAGATGCGCGGGGTTAACGCAGGGCGGATTGTCGCAGCGGTGGCAGATGTGTGCTCCACGTGGAACGTCGGATCCGTTGTGAATCATCCAAGAAAGCCTGTGCGTGCGCTCCGTTCTGTAGCCTCGCCGAACCTGGCCGTATCCCTTGGAGTCCCTGCATCCGATCCATTCTATACAGCCGGAGTCCGCGACTCGTGTCCTGGCAAGGAGCCTTTCAGCAGTCCAATCGCGTCGCATCCGGCAATAATGCCATGAGCGACACGACGACGCAATACGAGCCACGCGATTACCGAAGACTGTCGGATTGCTGCGGAAATTTGTTCAACAGGTCAGAGCTTCACCGGCGTGGCCCATGGATCTTTTGCAGTCAATGCGAACCGCGGGAATCGCGCATCCAGGAGGAGCTTGACGCGGCCATCGCCCGTCAGCGGCCCTTCCGCATCATGCCGGTGCCGAACGCCAAGCCGCTCAACCCGACCTACCCCTACGACTGGCAGGCCGAGGAAGCCGTGCTGTTCGACTTCGTCGTCACGACGGCCCCAGCGCGCAATACGGGAGGCGCCAGCGACGTTTCGGCGGCGGCGTGGGCCATCGGGTATCTGGCGGACATCGTCACGCAGGGGGCTCGCCCGGCGGTCTGGGTGAGCACCGCGAAGGCCAAGATCGCCTCGCTGGCGACGTACCTGCTCTCCCAGCAGAACCGCACGGCGACCGTCCAGGACCCCCGCTACGGCGGTTTCAACGTCGGGGGGACGTACACCACCGCCACCACGATCGCGGCCGGGCTGGCGTTCGCGAAGGCGTACAACGCGCTCGGGACGGCACTCTATCTCGTCGGGGCGAACGCCTGCGCGACCTTCCTGCGGCATGCCCAGTGCGGGGACGTCCAGGCCACGATTCACACCGTCTACCCTTCCGCCGGGAGCCCCTACCACGTCGGTGGCGTGGCGTTCACGGTGACCGACTCGACGGGTCTCCAGTCGAATACCTTTCTTCTCCGCGACGTCTATGCGGTCGTGTTTCTAAAGGCGCTCGGCGCCATCGTCGGCATGTCGGCCGCCTACGGGGACGCCGCGAGCACGTCGTTTTTCACGGCCGCCACGCAGGCCACGCTCACGACGATGGTGAGCGAGCTCGTCGCCTTCGCCGAGACGGGACCGAAGGACCACGGGAACGGCGACAACCCGACGCCGGGTCTCTCGACGACGGCGCCGAAGGTTCAATACAACGCCTACACCAGCCTCCCGGGTGGCGGCGGGACGTGGGGGAGTCCGGCGCAGGTTACCGGGAGCGACATCGCGATGACGACGGCTGCCGTCTACGCCGCGAACCCGGCCGACCCGCTCGCCTCGTCGGTGGTCACGTGGCTGCTGGCCTTCACGGCGAACAGCGCGAACACGACGCCAGCGTCGAACACGCAACAGCAGACGCTCGACGGAGTCACCGGAACGTACGACCCAACGATCGCTCCCGCGACGAGCCTCCAGGCCGCCGCGCCGTTCACGGAGGCGACAGGGTCGCTCTACGATTTGGCCGCGCTCGGGCTTCTCTCACCTCCTCTCTCGGGCCTAAGCGCGGCCACCTTACGCAACGGCCGCTCAAGCACGGCCGACGGAGAGCAGTACACGACCTACGCCCTCCAAGTCCTCGACACGCGCTTCCCGTCGGTGCTGGGGCGCGCAGGGCTCTCGCTGCAGCCGTGGACGTCGGCGGGGAAGGTCTACACGCCTGACGTCGTGCTGGCGGCTCAATACGGGGCGGTCTACCGCTACGCGAACCCATGACCACGACCTTCGATCTCAACCGTACCGGCATCCTGCGGAACGCCTTCCAGATGGCGGGCGTCGTCGCGCCGGGAGCAGACCCGGACTCGTCGCAGCTCGCGATGGGCGGCGACATCCTGAACACCCAGATCAAGGCGCTGCAGGCCGAGGGGATCATCCTCACGACGGTGGCGCTCACGACGGTGGCGCTCACGGCCGGCACGGGAAACTACACACTCGCAGCGTCGGTGCTCGACGTCGACACCAAGCGGCCATACGTCTCGAACGGCTCGATCAACGTCCCCCTGGAGTGGTACTCGCGGGCGATGTACATGGAATTGACCGTCCCGACGATCAACAGCCAGCCGACGTCAATCTGGGTGGAGGAGGTGGCGCCGATCGTCGTTCACCTCTACCCGGTTCCCGACTCGAACTGGACGAGCCTCGTGCTCCCGACGATCTCGCTTCTCCCCGATCTCACCGCCGGCACTGACGGGAGCACGCTGCGATCGAAGTACCTGCGGACCCTCGTGCTCGGCGTGGCGCGCGACCTCGTCGTGTCGTTCGGCACCCAGCTCGATCGGTTCGAGATGCTCGACAAGATGTACCAGGAAGCGAAGTCGATCGCGACGAACGACGACACTGAGCGCGGGAGCGTTCGCTTCATTCCTGACTATGGGAGCTTCGGAGGGAGGTATCGCATTTGACCCCGATGGAACAGCTTTTCATGCAGGTGCCACCGTCGTCGAACATGGCACCTTCCGCCGTGCGCCCCGACAACTCGCTCACTCTGGACAATCTCTACAGCGGGCCAGCCGGACGACAAGGAACCAGCTACGAGAGAATGATGCAGTACCTCACTCAGCCGAAGCGTGACATGGGGCCGGCGGGTCGCCGCGCCGAGGCGCACATGTTCGCGGGACCGCGCGATGTGCTGCACGACCCGGTGGAGATGCAAGCCACCCCCGGCGGCTCGTCGCTGATGGCGCTTCTGTTCGGGGGGATGCGGTGACGACGACTGCCGCGCTCATCCAGTCACTCACCTTCTCTGGCTCGATGCTGTCGACCGGCGTCCCGAACGCCAGCGGGACGGTGAACTTCTACGTGCCCGGCGGCCTCGTTCCGCAGGCGGTTTACGCGGACTACGCCGGGACCATCTCGGTGACGCAGCCGGTGACGCTCGACAACGGCGGTCGCATCCCGGTGGCGACATATGCGAACGGAATTTACGTGACGACCCCCGTTCGAATCATCGTCAAGGACGTGAACGGAATCACCGTCTCAGATGCGACGCTTCTCGCGGGAGGCGTGGCGACGTCGGTCGGGCTGAGTAACGCCGACTGGCCGAGTGAGACCACCGTCGACGCGGCGTTCACAGCGCTCGGCCGTAGCCTCGGCACGAGCGCGGCGCACGGGCAGGACGGGAACATCCTGATCACGTCGGGCGCGACCGGAATTCCGATCCGTGACTACGTCGCCGGTATCCAGATCAACGTCAAGGCGTTCGGAGCGAAGGGTGACGGCATCACAGACGACACCGTGGCGTGCCAGGCCGCGCTTACGTACATGGGAACGATCGGAAGCGGCACGCTCAAGTTCCCGGCCGGGACCTACAAGATTTCTTCGGCAGCCCTGGTGTTGCCAAACAATCTCACCGGCATTCAAATCCTTGGAGATGGTTGCGGGGCGACGATAATCAACCAGACGACCGCGGCAACCGACGTGTTCGATGCCACCGGATCGATAAATCTGATCCTTCGCGGGATGAACTTCGCGGGCGGTGCCGTGACGCTGACGACGCCGAGCGAATTTCTGATCGATGCGTGTGTGATATCTAAGGGACTAATTGTCAGCGGCACGCCGAGTACGAGCGGCCCGTCTGTCATCGCCGCGAGCTACCTCTCGAACGTGGGCGGAACCAACGCCCTGACTCTCTCGGCATACACGCAACCCGTAAAGGCAATCGGGACGACCTTCCAGATCGCTAGCGTGGGAATTTCGATGACCGGTGCCACCTACGGGGTTTACTTGCTGTCATGCGAGTTCCAGTCCGCGACGCTAACGACGGGAATCAAGTGGGGATCCGGGGCGACCGGGATCGCTTACGGCATCGACTGCCTGACGCTCGGCTCGCTCACGACGCCGATCGACGTCACCGGGATATCGATCGACCCCGGAATTGTGTTGACCGATTGCGGGATTGACAACCTGACGTTATCGTTCGCCACGGGAACCACTCAGCTCGTGCTCTCGTACTACAAGTCGATGACGCTGAATGCCAGTTCGGGCGGCGCTGGATCGGTCACGGTGGGCGCGCCAACTCCGACCGCTGGCGTCAGTCAGGGCGGAAAATATTTCGAGATCGAGTTCATCAATGGCGCCGGCGGAGCCGTGACATGGACGATGAATGCTGCGTACGTACTAACCGGAGCGATCGATACCACCGACACGCACAAGACCATCATCGGGTTTCGGTTTGATGCCACAGCCCTAAAGTGGCGGGAGCGCTACCGCGCGCAGACGACCTGATGGAACAGCCGATCCCATTCTTCGACGGTCTCGCCTCGGGCCTGCAAGAGCTGTCGGGGGCCTCGCCACTGTTCGTGAACTTCCTCGTCGACGCGCTCGGCGCCGGCTACATGCGGCCCGGGACGCAGGCGCTCTCGGCCTTCCCGTCGCCGCCGACGACACAGGCGATTATCGGCATCTTCCCGTGGCGCACGTACGTGATCTACGTGACCGCCGACCGACGTATCTGGGCGTGGCTCGGCCCGGGCCTCGTCCAAGCGCTTTCGTCGTCTGACGTGTCGACACAACTCGACGGGTCACTGCGGCCGGTGTTCACCTACGACGGCCTCCGCGTCGCCATCGCAGGCGGTGGCGCTCCGCAGCAGTGGCAGGGAACGGGGCTCTCGAGCCGACTCGCGCCGGGGCAGACGATGCCCGACGGGTCGGCGCTGGCCTTCACCCACATCGCCTACAACGCCCAGCGCTTCGTCGGGAACGACTACAACAGCAGCGGGATCTTTCAGTGGACAGACCCGGGCGAGGGCAACCACCAAGTCTGGCCGATCGTCGGAGCCTACTTCGCGGAGGCAGAGGCGGCCCCCGATCCGGCGGTCGCGCTCTACGTGACGGCGAACGAGGTAGCTGTATTCGGCACCCAAACGATGCAGATTTTCCTGGCCGACCCCACCACGGCGTTCGCCGCCGGATCGACGGTCGAGCTCGGCTGCGGCGCGGCCTATTCGGTCATCGAGACCGACGGCCAGTTTTCGTGGCTGGACGACCGGCACCGATTCGTCAGATCCGACGGGCGAACCTTCAACGTCATCTCCACGCCACAGATCGCGAACACCGTCATGGCTCCCGGCTTCGTGGTCTCCGACTGCTGGGGCGCTCGCATCCACATCGGAACGTGGGACCTCTTCGTCTGGACATTTCCGACGCAGGGGCGTGTGTTCGTGTACGACCGGACGACGCAGAAGTGGCAGGGGGAGTTTCGGGGATTCGATGGGATCGGCGGCCTGCCGGCCTGGACGCCGAACTGTTACGCCTTCTCGGGCACCGGGGTGTTTTCGGCCATCCAAAACAAGCATCTCGTTGGCATGCCGAATGGTACAATCGCGGAGCTTTCTATGAGCGCCTCGACTGACCTCGGCACCCCGATCCAGGCAATCGCCCGTACCGGTTTTCAAAACCGAGGAACGTTCGTGCGCAAGGAATGCCAGCGGGCGCGGCTGGCCATCGTGCGCGGCGGCACTCCGCAGCCGGGGCCGGCGCCAGTCGTTGAACTGCGCTACCGCGATGACCTCGGGGCATTCAAGCCGGTGATCCAATGGACGCTCGGCGTCGCGGGTGACTACCAGCCCGTGGTTTCGGCGTACAACCTCGGGCTCTACCGGCAGAGGGAGTGGGAGTTGAACTACACGGGGGGGTCGCCGGGGCT